GTAATCCTCACTGGTGATACCAATCTTGATGGTGGTGATATGTATCCATATCTCTTTGGTGCATCAACCATTAACAACTACACAACAGAAGTTCCACAATGGGAATGGGAATGGAATAATTCTCAGTGGTTTGTTGAGCATCGTGATTGGGAAAGTGGTAATTATGGAACCACATTCATGGGCAAGATTCCAAATGCGAAACCATTGAAGACTGCCACTCAATCTATTCCTACTCAAAGTGGTGGTTACTATTATCTGGGTAATGCAAGGTATAGAGTCACTTGGGGTGAGAAGATAAGACCTGGACAAGAGTTCTCTTGGACTCAACTTACAGACAACTCTAATGGTTCTACCAAGAACAATATGGCTATTGGTGTTTTGAATAGTGACTCTGATGATTTCACATATGGTATCAGATTCCACCAATTTGGTTATCCAAAAGAGCAGGGAGATCAAGATACTGGATTTACACTCTCTGCTGGTATTGGTACTGATACTGCATGTGCTGGTACAAGTATGAGATTGAAGTATGAGTATGGAACTAATAAACTTGTATGTGAAAGAGTTACTGCTGGTGTAAGAACTAAAATTGGTGAATCATCATCGGCACTAGATGGTAATCCAATCTTCATTACTCTTGGTGGAGAATCAACTAGAGTTCCTACCACACAGGGAGTTTCTGTATATGGTTGGGAGACTGTTCATCAGGGAGTTGGACACTATAATCCTTGGAACAACTGGAGAATCGGTGGATTCCCAGAAAACACTAATCTTTCAGTTGGTATCGCATCTACTGGTGGAGTTCTTTCATATAAGGCAGACCAAGTGTGGAGACATAAGGATGGTTTAGCACCAGGATATAAGATGCACTGGTTGTTGCCTACAACTCAAATCAATGGTCAACTTGGTCAGTGGGCATCTTCTAACGCTGCTTCTGGTCTGACTAATGTAGAGAATACTGATACCTATTGGGATTGGAGTTGGCAGACAAATACTAGTGAAGAGATTGATGCACTGAAAGGATTTACTTTTAACACAGGTAACTCTAACTACTCTTCCACTAAGTGGACAGATCCAAGTCCAGGTAATACTAAGTTCTCTATTAGATATCACAGCGATAATAAGATGGATATATTTGATGAATCAAATCAAGCGATTATTGCAACCAAGGATGCGAATGGCGATGGTAATCCCGTCTACATAAGTTGGGTAGCAGGTGGTGCCACAGCTAATCAAGCACAGATGCAAGATGACTTCTTCGGTGGTGGAGATGTAGGTATTGCATTGACAACTGTAACGGTATAACAACATGAGTGATGTATATCTTGGTAATCCGCTATTAAAAAAAGCGAATACACCAATTGAGTTTACACAAGATCAAGTTAAGGAATTTGTAAAATGCCAGAGTGATCCCGTATATTTTGCTAAAAAATATGTAAGGATTGTAACTCTGGATAAAGGATTGCAACCATTTAATTTGTATCCTTTTCAAGAGAAGTTGATCAATAACTTCTACGATAATAGATTTAATATCTGTAAGATGCCAAGACAGACTGGAAAGTCTACTACTGTGGTGTCTTTTTTATTACATTATGCAGTTTTTAATAGCAATGTTAACATTGGAATCCTGGCAAACAAGGCAGCAACGGCAAGAGAACTGCTAGATAGATTACAAACTGCATATGAAAATTTGCCCCGCTGGATGCAACAGGGTATTATTGCATGGAACAAAGGTTCTTTGGAGTTAGAAAATGGTAGTAAGATATTGGCAGCATCTACATCTGCATCTGCTGTCCGAGGTATGTCGTTTAACATCCTCTTTCTAGACGAATTCGCTTTCGTCCCAAATCACATTGCAGACTCGTTCTTTGCCTCTGTTTATCCTACTATTACTTCTGGTAAAAACACCAAAGTAATTATTGTATCTACACCACACGGTATGAATCACTTCTACCGTCTATGGCATGATGCAGAAAAAGGAAAGAATGATTATATTCCGACTGATGTTCATTGGTCTGAAGTTCCTGGTAGGGACTCTAAATGGAGAGAACAGACTATTGCTAACACATCTGAGCAACAGTTCAAAGTTGAGTTTGAATGCGAATTCCTTGGATCTGTTGATACTCTAATTGCTCCAAGTAAATTGAGGAATATGGTATATGAGAGTCCTCTTCAAAAGAATGCTGGATTGGATGTATATGAAAATCCAAAAGATAGTCACGACTATGTAATGACCGTTGATGTTGCTAGAGGAGTTGGTCAGGACTATTCTGCATTTGTTTGTGTAGATATTACAGAGTTCCCACATAAGGTTGTAGCAAAATATAGGAGCAATGATATCAAACCAATGTTGTTCCCTAATATCATATATGAAATAGCAAGAAATTATAATAATGCGTTTATTTTATGTGAGGTAAATGATATTGGTGATCAAGTTGCAAGTATTCTTCAGTATGACTTAGAATATCAGAATCTTTTGATGTGTTCTATGAGAGGTAGAGCAGGTCAGATTGTTGGTCAGGGATTTTCTGGTAAGAAAACCCAGTTGGGTGTGAAGATGTCTAAAACTGTGAAGAAGGTTGGTTCGCTCAATCTCAAGACAATGATTGAGGCAGATAAACTTATATTTAATGATTATGAAATCATCTCAGAACTAACAACCTTTATCTCAAAAAGTAATTCATTTGAGGCAGAAGAGGGTTGTAATGATGACCTTGCAATGTGTTTGGTAATTTATGCATGGTTGGTTCAACAAGACTACTTCAAAGAACTGACTGACCAGGATGTTAGAAAAAGATTATATGAAGAGCAGAAGAATCAAATTGAACAAGATATGTCTCCATTTGGATTCATATCTGATGGATTAAGTTCTGATAGTTTTGTTGATAAGGAAGGCGATAGATGGTTTACAGATGAATATGGAGATATGTCATATATGTGGGATTATCAGTAATGGATTTTGATAAGCAAATAAAACTAGGTCATTTGCTTTTAGCAGATAGAATGTGTAGAGTCTGTGGAGAGAGTAAAAATCTAGTAGAAAGTTTTTACAGAACAAGAAAAAATAGAGGACCAGTTGCATCTTCATATTCATATGAATGTAAAGAGTGTACTATCAATAGAGTAAAGACAACCAAAAATAAGATTAATTCGTTTGTAGACTGGAGTTATCCAGACTGGTAGTTCATTCACGTCATATTTCCCCACTGAAAATACCGTTTTCACTAAATAATTTCTAGTTAAACTGAGATTTACGGAGAAAAACATGGCGACTCCTCAATTGTCTCCTGGTGTTCTAATCAGAGAAGTTGATCTAACTGTTGGAAGAGCTGATAATGTTTTAGATAATATTGGAGCAATTGCGGGTCCTTTCGCAATCGGTCCTGTGGACGACATTGTTCAGGTGAACAGCGAAGAAGATTTCATCAACGTCTTTGGTAAGCCACAGGATACGGATGCACAATACGAATACTGGATGAGTGCTTCGGCATATCTTCAGTATGGCGGAGTTCTTAAGGTTGTAAGAACTGACGGTAGCACACTCAACAACGCTAATGCTGGTGTTGGTATTGCTTCCACGAACTCTTCAAAAATTAAAAATTACGACGATTATCAAAACAATTTTAGCAGCGCAACTAACTTTACTTACGCTGCAAAGAACCCTGGTACGTGGGCAAATGATTTGATGGTTTGCACCATCGACGATTTTGCTGACCAAACTTTGGGTATCACAACCATCAGTCTTGCGACTGCTGGAGCACAAATCGGTTACGGTGTTACCGCTGCTATCAGTGGTGTTCTTCCCGGATCTGGGACAACCTCTGTATTCACAGGTTATCTGAAGGGAATCATTACTGGTGTTACCACTGCTACCTCAGGATCTAGCACAATCGATGTTAAGGTTGTTTCTAGAGTTTCTAGTACAGGAACTGAAACTAAAATCGATTACAAGGAAGGCGATGCATTCTCATCGTTTGATACTTCCGATTCTGTTTACTTCCTGAACAACGCTGGTATCAACACTGGACTTTCTGCAGCTGCAGCATACACTCCAGGAACATCAGTTGACTGGTACGATCAGCAAACTTTGGGTCTTACCAACTCCACCGTGTACTGGAAGTCCATTGCTCCTAGACCTACTACTAGCAACTTTGTTTCGACAAGAAACGGAGAAGGTGATGGTATTCACGTTGTTGTAGTTGACGACAAAGGATCTGTTACTGGTGTTCAAGGCAACGTTCTTGAGAAGCACATCAGTCTTTCCAAGGCAGCAGACGCAGTATCTGATGTTAATTCTCCTCAGAGAATTTACTACAAGGATTATATTGCAGATTTCTCTGCAAATGTTTATGCTGGTTACAGCCCATCTCAAGCAGTAGATGCTTATCATGGAACTGCTCCTAGAGCAACTGGTTTCTCTACAAACTTCACTCCTGTTTCAACTAGTGATGGAAATTGGGGATCGAATGCACAAGGAACAACCTTCTCTGCAATTGGTAACGCTACTTATTCATTAGTTGGTGGAGTTAACTATTCTGCTGCTGGTGGAATGAAGGCAACTCTTGGTGATGTTAAAACTTCTTACGAACTCTTCAGAAATGAAGATGAGGTTGAAGTTGATTATCTAATCATGGGTCCTGGTTGCGCTATCAAAGATGAGTCGCAAGCAAAAGCAAACCTCCTTATCAGCATGGCTGAAGCAAGAAAGGATTGCATGGCGGTTGTTGGACCACATAGAGCAGATTTGATTAACATAACCAACACCACAACTCAAACTAACAACCTTATTAACTACTTTACTCCACTTTCTTCTTCCTCTTACGCGGTATTTGATAGTGGTTACAAGTACGTTTATGATCGTTTTAATAACAAGTTCCGTTATGTTCCGTGTAATCCGGACGTTGCAGGAATGATGACGCGTACTTCTATTGTTGCTTATCCTTGGTTCTCTCCTGCTGGTCAGAGAAGAGGTGTTCTGAAGAATGCTATTAAGTTAGCATATAATCCTTCTAAGGCACAAAGAGACAAACTGTATCCTAACAGAGTTAACTCTTTCATCACCAAACCCGGTCAAGGAACATTCTTGTTCGGTGATAAGACAGCACTTTCTTATCAATCTGCTTTTGATAGAATCAATGTTAGAAGATTGTTCCTCACTGTTGAGCAAGCACTTGAAAATGCAGCGAATTCGCAACTCTTTGAACTCAATGATGAGTTAACGAGAGCAAACTTCAGAAATATCGTTGAACCTTATCTCCGTGATGTTCAAGCAAAAGGCGGTCTCTTCGGATTCCTGGTTGTTTGTGATGAGACAAACAACACTCCTGATATTATTGATAATAATGAATTCAGGGCGGATATCTTCCTGAAACCTGCGAGATCCATCAACTACATCACGCTGACCTTCGTTGCTACCCGAACTGGTGTTAGCTTTGAAGAAGTCGCTGGTAGAGTTTGATCTTAGAATAACTAACTAAATCGGAGAAACCCAATGACAAGACCAGCAAAAACGCTATCTAGTTTTAAATCCGCCCTCATCGGGGGCGGTGTACGCCCCAATCTATTTGAAGTACAACTAACAACTGTTCCTGCAGGTGTTACTTGGAATGCAGATACTATGTCGTTTATGTGCAAAGCAGCACAGATTCCAGCATCTAACATCGCTTCTGTTGATGTTCCTTTCAGAGGTAGAATCCTGAAAGTTGCTGGAGATAGAACAGTTGACAACTGGACTG